TGGTCCTTGACTTCCAGCAGGACCTTGTGGTCCTTGACTTCCGGTTGCTCCCTTTAAATTTTTAAAGGCAAAAGCAAAAGTGCGGGCAGACGATGAACCGCCTAATGTTACTGTTACAGAAGGAGTTCCAACATTAGCATCAACTGTTGCGGAAGCACTTGTGATTGTTGCGGCAGTGCCAGCAGGTCCTCGCTCACCGGTATCCCCTTTCAAGGATGCTTTTTGCTCGTCAGTAAGGTCAGCAAATGTCATTGTTCCGTCCTTACCAGCAGGACCTTGGGGTCCTTGGGGTCCAGTAGGTCCGGTTGCTCCGCGGTCTCCTTGGGGTCCGACTGGTCCGGCAGGTCCGGTCTCACCCTGTGGTCCGCGTAAGGTTTCGCGTTGTGCGTCAGTTAATTCAGCAAATGATAACTGCCCGTCAGCACCAGCCGCACCTTGTGCTCCGCGGGGTCCGGTATCACCAGTAGTTCCTTTAAGGTCGCAGCCGCTTGTGCCACTATCGGTAGTAATGAAAAGGGTTGTTCCTACCCATTCGTGCTTAATCATTACGTATTCACCTCTTTATAGACTTAAAGCAGTCTTATTAAGTGTTTTTAGTTTGTTTGTTTTCACGCATTGTAGGCTGTATCGCAAAGCGTCTATATAGTGATTAAAACCATCAATGGGTTTGTTGATGTATTCACCACTTTTCTTATCTTTTTGCCAAGCATAGTTTTCAAACTCTGTTATAATACCAGAGCAAGAAGGATGGACTACAATGCTGTATTGTTGAAGTTGCTGAATACCGTGAATAATACTATCTGGTCCCTTTACACAAGCCTTAATGCGAGTAATTCCTTTTCGTTTGATTTCTTCTATTGATTTCTACTCGGCGGCATCTGCCACAATAGTAGATTTGCTAAAACCAAGAGAAGAAATAATGGCGGCGAGTTCATCATTAGTTTTGTTTGTGTCGCCCCATTCCTTGAATATGTAAATGCGTTTATTGGTTTCGTCTAATACAGAGGCAACAAGAGCACTTATATCATTTACAAAACCAAAGTCTAATCCAACTAACAATGTTCCTTGGATTTCGGCGTGGTTGAATTCTTCTTGTTTCCAATTATAGAATACAAGTTTATCCAGAGAAGCAAACTCACCCAAAGCATAGATACGATAATATGTAGGGTTTGTGTGTATTTTCTCTTCTAATGCCGCAATATAAGAAGGCGGCAAAAACCTGTTATGTTTATATGTGGTTTGAAGTATCATCGTATTGCCGCGTTCATATGCGGCATCATCTGCGAACCATCGCTTATACACCCAATTTGCTTTTGATACAGGGTTGAAACTTACGATTAGTTGTAAGTCTTCTCTTAACGCACGTAATCGTAAGTCCAACTATGTATAATCGTCTATGGAAAGTTCTGTTGCTTCTTCGCACCAAATGTCAGTAATGTCGGTAATGGACTTGATTTTCTCGCTATCATCCATTCCCTTGAATAACCATACAGAACCATTTGGTAAGGTAATTGTATATGTAGAAAGATTAACGCGGCAATGTGAGTATAAACCCCACTTGCGTAGTAAATCTGTTGCTAACTAAAATACACTGTCTTTTAAGGTTGTGGCAAACTTACGCACAACCAATATCTTGCGGCTTTCCCTAATTGATTTTAGCAGTAGTTTTTGGCAGACAAATACACTTTTGCCGCTACCGCTGCCGCCATAATATACTTCGTAGCGTTTGGAGTAATCAGTTAAATGCGGATAATAGATATCATTAAATGCGGACTTCTTAACATTGATTGTTATATTCATTCGTCAGCCAAAAATCCAATAATTGCTAGTGCGTATAACCACCAAGGAGCATTTAATTGTGCTAATATCCAGCAAATAGCAATACAAGTAAGCATTAGGCATCATCTCCTTCAATATTTACTACAATGTTTGTATCTACGGATGCCTCAATCTTATCTGCGGCTTTGTATCCACGATTATCCAATACATACTTCGCCGCTTGGAAACTGCGGTTCTCCCGTATTAAATCACCCATACACTTAATTGCGGGTCCTTCAAGTGCGGCAAACTCTTCTTTAAGTAGTTCGTCGTATTTTTCTTGAAAACCACAAGTGTTTGCCCTATACCACTTACTACAAGCAGAAGTGTGGTATCCCAATGCTTCATCTACCGCTTTAAATGACAAGGAAGGGTCATCCCTAAACCATTCCAATGCCTTTTCTACGGCAAATCTTGTCTTAATTGGTGCCATCCTTATCACCTCTCAATTCTATTGCTTGTATAAAAGCAGACTCTTGTGTAATACTGTTCCAAGGCTTTGTTAAATTGTGGTGTTCTTATGTAATATGCGGCACCACCTTCTCTAATGGAAACTGGCATAATGCCTTTTAGATATAAAAAGTCTTGGATTTTAAAACTACTAATTCTTTTCATCGCCATACCTCATAATTGCCTCATATATTTATAGAAAAGATAGTGCGATGCGAGGCATAACATCATTAGGCAATAAATGCTTCGCTACCCTTTCTCACTAAATAAGTTTTTATAGAGAGTATGTTTTAAAAGTTTTTTTTCCAGAAAATAAAAAAAAGAGAGAAGCAAATTGCTTCTCTCCCTATTCAGAAAACTAATTTATGTTAAGGTGCTTCTTCCACCTTTATTACCATTCGTAATTAGGAACTGCGGCATATGCCGCTTAAATGGGTCAATGTATTCCTCTGGCTTTTCATAGTAGTAGGAACTGTTTTCTTTATTTAAGTATAGGTCAAGAACTTCTTGCGTTTCATTTAAGTGTTCAATTATATACCAGTATTCACGCATAAACTGTTCAAACTCTACATCCATAATGGTTTCTATAATGTTGTGCTTACATACAGTAAGCATAGTAAAAGCGTTATTCATAGTGCCTCCTTATGCGGCTATATATGTATTAAATAATATTGTCCCAATCATATTCTTGGACTAAAATAACATCGTCACTATATTGCGTCTATACCAAGGACGGTCAGGGAAGTAAGCAAACACTTCTTTCATTGTCATTGTTTTCTTTTCCATTTTCATACTCCTGAACTTTTTCCAACAGTTCTTTGTATTTTGCTTCTTTTTCTCGTAAGTGTAGGTATCTATCTGGCTCCATCCCCTGCGGCTTGGCTCCTTTACTCTACTTATACAGTTCTAATTCGTAAAAAGGATAATATAATCTATCCTCGTAATCGTATGTATAATTAAAACTTCTAAAAGTGAATGGTTCCATCTCTTTTAGTTGTTCTTTATTGTGCTAATAAGCAAGTTCTCTCCATTCTTCTGGTGTGAATGGAGTTCTTTTTTCATCATTCAGGATTGCGGCTACTTTCTTTGCCTCTTCCTCTTTTTCGCGTTTTAAATGTTCATTACGCTTTTTTAACTGTTGTAGCGTTTCCTAATCTTGATATTTAATAGCCATAATGAACCCTCCTTATACATATGCTTCCCATTGTTCTTTAATCATAGGTTCAGCATATCCCATTTCAGATAGTTCATTATAAAATTGACTATATGTGTATGGTAAAAATGTTCCATCTTCCTGTTCTACCATACGAGTTTCTTCCTGAATGGTTATTTTAATTTGATTTCTCTTCTGCGGCTTTTCGTAGAATTGATATTCGTTTTTATCTGTCTTTACAAGATAACCAGCCTCTTCTAATTGTCCCAATGCTTTGCGGCATCTATCTACACTAACACCAAACTCATTGGCACAACATTGCGGCGAAAAATCATCTGTATATTTATCTGCGTTTGCTAAAAGATAGAGATATAGTTTAAATACTACTTCGCCAGATAAAGTGCGGCTGGCTAATGTAATGTTGTCGTAGTATGCGGTTAAAAACTTCTTTTTACTACCCTTTTGTGGTAGTTCTCGGTTAATAGTAATAGACTTCTAATTAGCATAGTTTGTTTTCATAATACAATAGACTCCTTGCGGCTAAACCGCGATATGATATTTATAAAGTTCTTAATCTTTATATATAAATTATACTGCTATTTTTTAGTTTTTTCAATTTTTAACAGCAGATAACTCTTTATCTTATGAGGTGGCGGCGTAGCCCTAGCGTAGCCGCCTAACCTCCTCTCTAATGCGGTGGTGGCTTGCGAGCCACCGCATTAGTATTTTATTAAATTCTTATATTATTACTCCGGACAGAATACATAGAGGTTTCAGACACTTTAACCAGACCTTGCTGGTAAAATGTCCAAGTTATCTACTCCAACCATCGGCTCTATTTAAAATGTCCAAGTTGGTTTAAAAAAAAGTAAGAGTGCGGTATGGCTAACCCGCACCCTTAAATGAGGAGTTATTTAAATGGCTGTTTTATGAATGATAATAATAAGAAAATTATTCTCTCAACTCTTATTATTATTTGGGGTTTCCCCCTTCATACATAAGGTGTTTTTCAGTGGTTAGCCCGCAATTTGTTTTTTCTACAATCTTCTCAACCATTGGAACAAAAATTTAAAAATTTACTTGCTTTTCCGCGTTTTCTGTCTTATACTGTAATCACTACTAGAAAGGAGCCACTACCAATGATTGATATTAAAGACCAAGCCGCCATTCGCAAACTCACTCTGGAAGACCTGTATGATGATGCCATTGAGCGTAAGGACCGTGTTGCTATGGATTGGCTGGATGGACAAGCCCTTCTTGAAGTGGAGCGTAAGACCAAGAGCGGCGAAGTCGTTATGGTTAGCAAGCCCATTATCTCTGTGCGTATGGAATACCTCAAAAAGTTTTTGGGCTATACCACTCCTGCGAAGTCTTCCTATGACCGTGAGAAGGCAAAGTTGGACCGCATCAACAAGCGTAAGCATATGATTGCGGAGAAGCGTATTGCGTTTAACAACATCGCGGATTGACAAAGAATATGAATAACAAAAAAGGCGGCTGTATTGCCGCCTTTTCTTTATCTTCTTCTTTGTAGTTTGTTGGTGGGTTTTTTGGGTTGTAGTTTCTTACCTACTGGTTTCTTCACTTGCGAAAGTGCCGATGCTTCATCAATACTGTTTTGGGTGTCTCTCGCCCAAAGGTTAGAATAGTGCTCTACCATCTTCATAGAACTATGGTTTAGCACCTTCTTCAACTCAATAATAGACTTACCCGCCAGTATCCACTTCTTTGCGAAGGTGTGTCTAAACAAGTGGCAACTGGTCTTTTCTACGCCTCTCGATAGGTTGTAAGCAGCAACAGCCTTCTTAATAGCATCAACTGTGGTTTCGTTACCATCCATGCGGCAGAACAATTGAGCGTTCAACAGTGGTTGTCCATCCTCACCACTACGCCAAGCATAGATGTATTCACGCAAAGCAGGAGCCAAATTAGCCTGTTGTAGTTGAACGATGTTAGGAGTTCCATTCTTCTGCTTGTTCATTACGATAAGGTTGTTGTCAAAGTCAATATCCCCAACTCGTAATGCGGTTAGAGTAGAAACGCGGCAACCCGTTCCCAAAAACATATTAATAATGGTCCAATTGCGGCACTCAATGAAATCATCTTCGTCTTTGGGTCGCCGCAACAACTTTCTCAACTCGTCATCAGTATAGACATCCTTAACCGTGGGCTTGACTTCCTTAATGACAATCTTCCTACCGTCAATGATATCTTGGTCGGCAAAGTAGTTGATAATTGCTTTGAGATGCCTGATGTAGTAGTTAGCAGTTATCTCGCTGCTCTGGTCGAACTCTTCAATGTAAGAGCGGAAGTCATCAATGAGGTCATCGGCTTCAAGAATGGATAGCGTGAAAAGACTGCCAAGTTCCTCTAACTCTTCATCAGTCTTATCAAGGTCCCAAATGCGTTTGCCATCCTCTACCCCGTAGAAGTAAGCAACGAACATGTAGAACTTCTTGAAGACCCTACCATAACCCTTGATGGTCTGCTCGCTATTGCCGCGTGCTCGTTGCTCTCCAATGAACTGGTATTCTGCCAACTTCAATGGCGTAGCATCCTTGTGTTGCCGCATCTTCCTCAAACGCCCAGATTTAGCCGTAGAAGCGATTTCAGTGGATTGGCGGGCTATTTCCCTTTTGCGTAGTGTCGCCGCATCTACGGGGCGTTTAGGCGGCTCTGGCGGCGTTCCCTCTTTGTGCTTCGTGGCGTTTTGTAGGAAGGAGAGCAAGTTAGCGAGTTCTTCGTCGGTCATTCCTTCAAGCAAGCGGGTGTTGATTTCCATTTGCGGCATAGTGGTGCCTCGCTTTCTGCGGAAGTCTTGTGAATAGGATAGCATTTCACACGATTATTTGTCAATCCATTACACAAGACTTCTCAAAATATTAGCACACAAGACTTCCACAAAAGTTATCCAAGAATAATAAAAAATACCTCGTAATTGTAAGCATTACAAGGTATTTTTTGTATGGCGGAGAGTTAGGGATTTGAACCCTAGGTGGGGTATCAGCCCACACACGATTTCCAGTCGTGGATACTGCTGTCTATGGTCTTGTAATGCTTATTTACAATTGTAACATATAGGTTTCTTCTTGTCAAGCAATCTACAAAAAATCCATTCTTTCCCCAAGACTTTCATTTACATACAATACACACGATTTCCCTAAACATCCACCGCCAAAGGTTTAGTATTTCTTATCTTCTGGTTTATTCCTTGGTCGCTTGCGTTCCAAAGTAGAAGGCGATAACCACGGTATAGACGGTCATAAACAGTTCCGCACTGATAGAACCAGTGGCAGACAAGAAGCAAAACACCATCGTCAGAATGATGGTAACAATGCTCTTGACGTTAATGAGTTTTGTAAGTTTGTCTTTCATTTACCTTTCACTCTCCAAAGATGTGCTTCATTCCCTGTTCCATAATGAAGTCCTTTTCCTCTGTTTGTAACTTGCGTGCTTCTTCAAGTGCCTGTGTCATATCGCCATTACAATGGGCTTCTGGAATACGTTGAACCGCCTTTGCCGTAGCAGTAGCAAGGACACAAGTAGCACGACTGTTCCGCATAATGAAAAGCATAAGTTCCTCTCGGTTCTTCTCTCTCTCTTCCATTTCTCTATCACGCTTCTCAATCTTCTTCTGGAACCTCCAAATGATTAGACCAAGAATTGCGGAAGGTATTCCTGCTGCTGCGAGTATGGTTATTAATAATTGCTCCAATGGTATCACCCCACTATAAAGTTAATTGTTCCACTAAATGTGATGTCGCCGCCATCAGGATAGCAGCACTCATTGTAAGCAACAATGTCGCCATCGGTTTCCACTACCCAGCATTGGAAGTTCTGACCCTAGCATAAGCCACCACCAGAACCGCAATATGTTGGAGTAAATGGAAGACCAGCAATAACAATAGGTTTGGTTGTATAGCCCGCATTACAGGTTGCTTTAATGTAGAAGCCAACCGTAATGTTATTACCAACGCGGCTATACCAACCTTGCTGTGTATCGTAGGAAGAAATGACATCACTATCTAATGTTGGGGTCCATAATCCATTACTATCATCACTAATTGCCATAACAGCAGGAGTAGTAACGCCAGCATTAAAAGTTACTGGCACTTCAAAAACTACATCTCTTTCTCCCCAATGAAATACAGGAAGGGTCTTAATTGGTTCTTCTCCTGTATCTACTGTAAGAAGTTTATCTGCGGCTTTACATTCAAAAACATACAGTGTTTGATAATCCAAACCTGTTATTTGTTCGCTTTCTGCGGTGTATGTATCGCCACTTTTATATACCGTCATATTAATCCAATCGCTAAATGTGCCGCCTTGGACCTTCCAACGATACTGAACGGTTAAGGTGTTCTTAACCGCACCAAAGTTTCCTTCCCAATAATTACCAGAGCAAGCAACAACCATATTGCCTGATGTGTCTGGTCTGTTATTGCTTAAATTACAGGTAAGTTTCACATATGGGACTATATCTAATGCTACTGTCTTGGTTGTAGTATAGCCGCGACTGTCCGTAGCACTGAAACTAATCTCACTGTTTTCTACTCCCGTAAAAGTGCCAGAAGCACTTGTAAAGTATTGACTACCACAAGTAGTAATGTGGCTATTGATTGAAGCACCCTTAACTGCGGCGGCACCAATAGATACAGCAGCATCACTATAATATCTAATAAATTTACTTGTGCTACCTGTCAAATTGACAGTAGAAGTAGTTTTGTTAGTAATTGTTGGGTTAATTACTGGTGCCGCATTTACTACTGTGAAGGTTTTATTAATCTTCGAATATGTATCTTGACCAGCAATTACCGTTTTCACTATGAAAACAACTGTTCTGCTTTTAGCAGATGAAGTAGCATTACGTAGCACATTACGCTCTGCGGTTGTTAGGTTGAAGGTATAAGAGCCTTCACCCAACACTTTGGATATGTCTCTATAAGCAATATCAGCATTGCTACCAGTTAGACTAATACAAGCCTGTAAGGAACCTACCGCACCACCAGATGGGTTGTTGTAGGTAATGGTTGGGTTGTCTTCGTCTGTGAAGTCTTCCGCAGAAGTAAGAGTTGCGGGCTTGGGAACATCCAATTTAGCAGTGCCGCTCCAACTCTGTGCTCCATATTCTGTGCCACTTAAAGTAGCATTAAGACGGAACCTACAACTAATAGAAACAGACTTGGTATTGTCTGCGTTGTGGCTGATATCATATACAGTTTTTGATGTTAATACAAACTTGCCGCCACTGCTTGTGTTAATCTTGGGAGAAGTAAAGTTATAACTTGTGCCATCAATAGTTAGCGTGTTATCAAAGCGTTGGCTTAACTCAATATGGTCTTCTGCTTCAAGAATTACTTCTACATATAGGTCTGACGAATTGCTACTCTCGTAATAAGTGCTCTCCCAGTCAATGTGTAGTGTAATGTTGCTATTTACAACTTTTGAAAATCTACCACTTGCCATTATTATTCACCTCTTATCCTATCCAGAAAATACCTGTTCTATTACCCTCGAATGTTTCCATACGAGAATTGCCGCCAATGATTAAATACGTGCGGCTGTGTAGGTTTTCTGCGTAGCATCCAGTGTTATCGGCTCGTAGCATCTCGGTATTATCACGATATACTTTCAATCCATCTTCGTCCAATAGGCTTTCCATTTCGCTTCCAGACTTTGATACACGCAAGCCATCTTCATTAAAGGTAAAACCTGTGGTTGTAGTAACAGCACTAACACCATTAGACAACTCTTTCTTAATGGCAATAGTCATTTCATCCGCAGACATCTTTGCTTCTACCTCGGAAGCAAGGATATTCATATTATCATTTAAGTTGTTAATCGAATTGTTAATTCTGTTCTCTACTTCTCTGACAGAAGCAGAAATACTATTTGTGTTCTGTCTAATAGCACTGATGTTTTCTGTATTAGCAGTAGTTTCACTTGCTACTAATTCAATCTCTTTATTTACCTTATCTACCTTTGCGTAGGTTTTCTTTATTGCCTCACCCAAAGTATTAGGATTGGTATTCTCTACTGACTTATTGTTGTTATACGCCCATTTTGTAGTGCCTACCAAGCCGCCATTGTATTTAATTGTATCATCTAATAGATAAGCAACAATGGTTTCTCCATCCTTGGTGCCAATACTGATTTTGTCGCCAATTTCAAGTAAGAAATTAGCACGCCATTTGGTTTCAAACTGTGTAGCAGTTAAACCAGCGACATTAGCAAGTATTTTATCAAGCAAGGCGGCGGTATCATCACGCAAATTGAGGAATGGGTTATCGTGAATAACCTGATGTTCTCCTTCAATGCCAGTAGTAGCAGTGAGATTGTCGCCCAACTCTGTGCTGTGGGTAATTGTTTGAAGGTTATGTGTAGTCTTTGCTGATAGAGTGAAATACTTTGACCTGTCAATATTAATGAGTGGTTCGCCGCTCACATCAAGTCTCTTAAAGGTCAAGCACCATTCAGCATCAATGTAATATACAGCACCAAGCACTTCTGCGATTGCGTCTAAACATTCCTTTACAGTTGTGCTACCTTCCATATTCGCACCACTTTGATAGAAAAGATTTAGTAGGTCTTCATCAATATTATCATATCTAAATGGCATACCAAGAAGTGCGGCACAGGCTCTAATTACATCGCTAATCTTGTAATCTACGGTTAGCCGCAGTTCTTTTACAAGGTGTTTTTGTGCTTTGTGTAGAGCATCATAAGCAACAATGGTTAGGTCATTGGTGTTTTCGTCTCTGGTTATTTCATCTACAAAAAAGATAGGACAGGTGTATAAGTAGTCGCTTTCTACGCCAAATACTACTTCTAAACCCTGTCCTTTTTCAATATTGATTTCTCGTTCCTTATCCCGCAGTTTTACGGTTAGTTTCTGCGGCACACCGAAACCAAAGAACTTCTGCGGCGTTCCGCAGCGATTGATTTCTAATTCTTTTAACGCACCATCATAGGCAAAAGTATTAAGGAGAGTAGAGCCGTTATACAACTCTACCCTTGCCTTAATGCTTCGTGAGGCGTTATTTAACATATCGTTGAACTGGTTCGCAGCAACAATCATATAAATGCCTCCTTATAGTTCAATGAAATTTAAATCCATCTGCTTATAAAGCACTTGATTAGCCGTAATCCAGTAGTATTCTGGTTCTGGTGTGCCTGTATAGCATTGAATAGTTCTATCTGTGTTTGTTTTACTGTCCCTATATGTGATTGGGACAACGTAGTCGTCAAATGAGTTTAGTAATCTCACCATTTCATAGTCAAACATAGGTCTAAATGAAACGTGTAGTTTTACTTTTTTACTGACTATATCTAACACCGTATCACCAGCCGCGTTTCTGCCGCTGTCATCACTTACAAGAGTTTCATAGCCAACCTTTAAGCCCTTTACTAAATCACTGACATCTACGCCATTGATAACTAAATAACTCATATTACTAATTGTAAGCCTCCTGTTTGTTCTGTGATACCGTTAATGTTGTTAATAGCAGCCCAACCAAGTTCTCTACCATCTACGGATAGAACAATCTTGGAAGGAGCCTGATTACGAGAAGCAATCTTGTCTGCTAACATATCCATCCACGCACTACCCTGTGTTCCAGTGAGCGGCAAGACCATTTCTGTTCCCTTTTCACCGATGTTAGCAAGAGTGCTACCAGTAGTGATGCCGCCTTCGGCAAGTCGTGGGATGGAAATAGTTTTTAGGTTAAAGCCAATTGTTTTGCCGCCATACTTTGGCACCCAACTTGGAGCGGTAAAGGAAATGCTATTGACTTTGCCAACAATACTATTTGCCGCACCTTCAATGACACTAATTAGGCTATTTAAAACGGTTTTTGCTCCATCTTTGATAGAGTTAAACTTTGTAGCCCAATAAGTAGCAGTGAATTTAGGTGATACATTGGCAGAGAACCAACTTGTAATAGCACTCCATACAGTAGTGAAGAGTTGCTTTAATGCTTCTAACTTCTCGTTTGCGGCTTGCTTAATTGTGTCAAACTTGGTAGTCCAATATTCTTTGGTGAATTTAGGTGCTACATTGGAGTTAAACCAAGATGTAATGTCGGTCCATAGTTGCTTAACGCGAGTAATTACACCAGTCACGAATTCCGCAACAGCAGTAAAGACTTTCGCGGGCATACCCTTGAACCATTCTACAATAGCGTTAATCATATCTGGCACAATGGAATGTCCTACTAATTCATCCCATAGAGAGACAAACCAGTCAATGATACCCTGAACGAAAGAAACAACTACACCAATTGTAGCCTCATAACCGCCCCGGAATAGATTTACAATACCATCCCAAATTAGTCTTACACTTTCCATTACTGCGGCAAAATCACCAGTGATTAAGCCAACAATAGTGTTAATCAATCCAGTCACAAGACCAGAGATAATTTGAACTACGCCAGTAATGAAGGTGACTAGTCCTGTAATTAATTCAGTAAGTCCAGCAATGGCAGGAGCAACAACAACACCGACTACACCAGCAATAACGCCGCCAATGAATTCAAAGACAGATGCTACAACAGTGAGTAAGTTTGTTTGCTCTATGAAATCCTTAACTTGCTTAACTAGGTTAGCAAGCCAATTACCAACATTAATTAACAGTTGTCGTGCTCCTTCTGGTATTGCGTTCATAAACGCCTCACCCATACCAGCAAGTGCGGTTTTGATTTCTTCCCATCGTGTTTTGATTTCCTCTAACTTTGGAGCAATAGATAGTTCAAAGAAACGCTTTACTACTCCAACAACGGTTTCCCAATTCTCATATAGGTAATATGCGGCAGAGGCAATCGCGGCGATAGCACCTACAACAATAGCCACTGTGCTTCCACTTATACTTCCTACAAATGTGCCTACTGCTTTAATGGCTCCACCAATGTATCCTGTAATAGAACCAAATGCGGTTCCAATATTTGCTACAACACCCGCTAATTTCGGGAATGTCGCAGCCATTACAGAACCAAGGCTATTTCCTTCTCGTAGTAGAGCAAGGAAAGCACCAATGTTTGCGATAATACCAGAGATGCCAAGAGCCTTCCAAGCAATGCTTACTGCGGCAATTGCGGTTGCTACACCTGTGAGTGCTACAACAGCACTTTCAATGTTAGTAATGCCGCCCTCTTCAAATATCGCGTCTAACGATACAAAAGCAGTAATACCAAGACCAATTGCCAAGCCTGTTGGACCCCACATACCCCAAAGGATTAGAGAACCAAGTGCGGTAGAAAGTGCGGCATAAATCCAGTTCTTGAAGCCCTCTCCATCAAGGTAGTTATCAAGGAACTCATTTACTGCCATATATTGTAGAGTGACGGTAATTACTGCTCCTGCTGCTTGCTTGATGTTGTTAATTACACCAAGGAAGTTTTCACCAAGACCAATAGCATTACCGATACTACCAAGTATTCCACCAAATGTTAGAGCACCAAGTGCGGCGGCAATGACTTGAAGTTGTGTCTTCCACTTCTCCATAAAGTCCATTACCTTTTCTCTAAATGCGACCAAATCATTGGTTGCTTCATCAAAGACGGAGTTAGTTGGGATTGATATACCACCACCGCCACCAAATGAACCACCGCCAGAACCACTACCGCCACCACCGCTTTGGTCTTGTCCGGGTAGTTTATTTAGTTCATCAAATCCCATAGTAGCCCTACGGAGTTTGTCAAGAGCAGACGCGGCTCCACCAACACTATCAGCATAGTCATCTGCGGCACCAGCACCACCAGAGAAGCCCGCATTCATATTGTTGAGGGCTGGGGTTAGGTCAAGTCCAAAGATAACCTGTAAGAAGGTATTGACAATGATGATTGCCTTTGTAAGGACATTAACAACGGCAACAACAGCAGGAATAACTGCCTGTGCTAATGTGTTGCGTAATCCTTGCCAAGCCGCTCGTAGATTAACAACGGCTGCTTGTAGTTGATTAGATTTCTTAATCAGGTCCGCACTCATCGTAGCCCCTAATGCGTTGTATGTAGCAATAAGGTGTGCGGTCTGTTGATTTGTCATATTAAACACAGTAGCAAGTTTAGAAGCATCTTCTGCGAAGATTTGATGTGCTATTGCGTTTCGTAGTGTCGCGTTCTCTACATTCTGTAAAGCCGCGATTGTTCTGTTCCAAAGTTGTTCTTGATTTAGAGAAGCAACCTCTGCGGCAGAAATACCTAATTGTTCGTAGGCGGCAATCATATCCTTGGAGCCGTTGATTACTTCAATTTGGCTTTCTGTCAAGGTCTTCATAATTTCGCCTAACTCACCAGCCTCTACACCAGCCCTATCTAATACATAGGTCCATTCTTGAAAAGACTGTGCGGAGAAGCCCGCTCTTTGTGCGGCTACATCTATTTCTGCTGCCATCTTGGAAACGCCAAGTGCGTTGATAGGTAGAAGGACAGCAAAGATAGCGGAACTTAAACTAATAAAAGCACTGGTTAGTTTAGATATTTCTAATTTAACTGCTTTTGTGGCTGCTTTCATTTGTTCGGTTGCTTGTTTGTAATTTCTCGCTGCCACTTTGACTTTCTTAACGATGTCGTCGCCCCATTCTTTTGCTTCGTCATCATCCAGATAACCTTCATCATAAGCCAAATGGAAGTCTGCCATCTCTGTTCGTATTTGTGTTATATAGCCTTCACGAAGAGCCTTTAAATCTTTCTTCATCGCCTTTGCGGCTTTAACACCGCTAAAAACATTGGTTAATTTACTACTTTGTGTAGCCAAAGCACCAAAGAAATCAATGCGGGCAATGCTCTCCATTGTGCCTTTCATTTCTTCCAGAGAAGCAGTTGTCTCATCGACACTCATACCTGTTTGTGCGGTTTGACCTGCTATTCCCATCTTTTGGAATACTTTGGCAATCTTACCGCCCTCTGTGGTTAAACTTGATAGACCGGACTTGGCTTTACTTCCAATGCTATCAAGGGTTTTCTTAACTTTGCTACCCGCCTCGCTAACATCTACTAATGACTTACTTGCTTTCTTACTTTCAGTATTAATGTGCGGTATGTTTTGCTTGGCGGAGGTAGCAATTTCGCCTAACTTTGTTTTGGCTTTCTTGACACCAGTGGTTAAGTCGCTGATGTCAAACTTAATTTTTATATTAAGTTGTTCCGCTGGCATAATTCTTTCCATCCTCCTTCTTCATTTTTGCGTTATGCTTCGCAGCAAACTCCAAAAATCTATTAACAGAGTTTTGTGTTGCTATCTCTTCCTTGCTTGTTTCTACCTATTCTTGCTTCGCAAACAAAGTAGGATAAACTTCGCCAATAGTAGGGAACTTAACATCGTTAGATACCATTCTTGCGGCAGAGATACCAATTAAATCAGCCAAGGAGTAGTCAAACTGTGCTTTCATCTTCATTCGCCATTCAACACCTTTTAAATAGCGTTCTACTTCTCCAACAGACATATGCCAAAATTTTTCTTCTTCCAAGCCAAAGTTAATGCTGGGTTGGAGAAGTGAAAGCACTATTTCAGTTATTGTTGATGGCGGGGTTAGTTTTTTCCAGTGGCTTCCTCTTCGTCTGTATCAGGTAGATATCCAGACTTCTTAAACACATCAACGAATACATTGATTAGTTCATACATATTGTGTCCTTCCTCAATGTATTTATCAAATAAGTCCATAGTCTTATCTAAATTGAAGCCGTGATGATAGTTTTGTAGCATAGCGTGTAGCATAGTAATCATATCCATCATCTTTGGCATTTTATTCTCGGTTGTAGCAATCAGCATATTGATAGGATTGTAGCCAAGAGCCTTTTCAAGTTGAATAGAAGTGCGAGTAGTTAGTTTTAACTGATAAGTGTTTCCACCAATAATTAGTTCGGTAATCATAAACGATGCCTCCAAATATTATAAATAAATTGAAAAGGGATGGGATTTAATCCCATCCCTATGTTAATTACGCAAAAGCGATAGCACTCTCAACGGAAAGGTTAAGGGTGTAGGTTAGTGCGGCATTAGGTGCGGCACTGTCAAAACGAACTGCTGGGGTAGCAGTAAAGGTTGCGGCAATACCATCAGGCATAGATACCTGCCAATCCATACTCTCTTCCATAGCGGCAAGGGTCTGGAACTGCTCTTTCTCGTAAAGGAACTTAAACGCAAGGGTCTGGGCACTGTCGCCAAGACCAGCAATAGACTTCTTAACTTCGTCGGTGAGAACCGTTACGTCAATCATTTCCTTCTCGCCATTACCAATCTCTGGGATTTCCATTAGGTTGGTTAGAACAGTGTAATCGTTGCCATCAGCCTTATAGCCAAGGGTAATACCTTTTGTTAAAATACCTGCCATAATATCATTCTCCTTAATTAGAAGACCTCCAAAGCAGTTGCTTCGTAGGTCAGTATTTTTTGTATCATTGTGCTGTTGGGATCGCTTAACTCCGTGCTTCCCGCTCGTTTAAATCCAAGCGGGCGAAGTGCGGCATCAATAGCACACGCATAACGTTGTAATTCTTCAATCTTGTTGCCCCACACTTTCACTTGATAAGAGATAGAACTATATCCTAATGTGTCGCCTGTCTCTTCATCACTGTTGTTTAACTCCATATAGGAAATACAAGGTGTAGCCAAGCCACTGTGTAGGAATAGTTCATAATGAGTAGGCAAAATGGTTTCAAGTGCGGCAACAAGGTTCATATGATAATCAACCATTTTTTA